GAAGGGTAGTGTTTGGGGAGGAAAGTTTTAGTAGGCAGGAAGTTTTTTAAGGAAAGAAAAAGTAGTTTCTTTGATGGAAAAACTCGTTTATTGAAATAAAAAATCCCCCGTTAAGGACGAGGGAACCTAATGTCTTCACAACGGAATAATCCTTATTGTGATTTGCTTCATTTTAGTACGACAAAGATAAGAATAAAAATGATATATCCTGCAATCTTTTCAAATGCTTTTTTTACATTTGTGGAAATTAACTTTAAATTATTGTTATGAAAAAAATATTGGGGTTGGATTTGGGGACCAGTAGCATTGGCTGGGCATTAGTTAATGAGGCAGAAACGAGCGAAGAGAAATCGTCAATAATTAAGCTTGGTGTGCGAGTAAACCCTTTAACGGTGGACGAATTGCAGAATTTTGAAAAGGGGAAGAGTATCACTACAAATGCAGATAGGACAGCAGGTCGAAGTATGCGACGTAATTTGCAGCGCTATAAACTGCGGCGTGAAAATCTGATTGAGGTCTTGAAAGAATATAATTTCATTACCGATGAAACGATATTGTCTGAAAATGGTAATAGAACGACTTTTGAAACATATCGCTTAAGAGCGAAAGCTGCTGTAGAAGAGATTTCATTAGAGCAATTTGCACGTGTGTTATTAATGATTAACAAGAAACGTGGTTATAAAAGCAGTCGGAAGGCCAAAGGAGCAGAAAATGGGACTTTAATTGACGGGATGGAAGTGGCCAAAAAAATGTATGATGAGGGTATTACACCCGGCGAATTATGTTTGCAACTTCTTACAGCAGGAAAAAGATATTTCCCTGATTTTTATCGCTCAGATTTGCAAGCTGAATTTGATAGAATTTGGAATTTTCAGAAACAATTTTATCCAGATTCCTTAATTGATAAAGTCAAAGACGAAGTAAGAGGAAAGAATAAGTCACAGACTTGGGCTATATTAGCGAAGTATTTTGTATGGAAAGAAGTTGAAAATAGTTGGAATGAAGAAGAAGCCCAAACTAGAAGAGTAGAAAAAGAATACAGACTTGTGGGAATTAAAAGGGGAGTAAAGAGAGAGGAATTGAAACTTGAAAACTTCCAATGGCGAGTAAAAGCACTTTCCGAGAGGATGAATCCTGAAGAACTTGCAATCGTTTTGCAAGAGATAAATGAGCAGATTAGTAATTCGAGTGGGTATTTAGGTGCAATTAGTGATCGAAGCAAGGAACTATATTTCAATAGACAAACTGTTGGACAGTATCAAATGGCTGTTTTGGATAACAATCCTAATATAGGCTTGCGGAATATGGTGTTTTATAGGCAGGATTATTTGGATGAGTTTAATACGATATGGGAAAAACAGGCTGAATTTCATAAAGAGTTGACGGAAGATTTGAAAAAGGAAATTCGGGATATCGTTATCTTTTATCAACGTCGTTTGAAAAGTCAGAAAGGTTTGATAAATATTTGTGAGTTTGAAAGGCGGCAGATAGAGGTGGAAATAGATGGTAAGAAAAAGATTAAAACTATTGGTAGTCGGGTTATTCCTCGTTCTTCACCTCTATTCCAGGAATTTAAGATATGGCAGACTTTAAACGATATAGAGGTGTCGGTGCTTGGTGTGAAAAATAAACGTAAAAAGCAAGATGATAATTCTACTACACTGCTCGATTCTGCCGAAAATATTGATTCTTTGAAATTGAATGTTAGCCGTCCTCTGGATGCTGATGAAAAAAGCTTACTTGCTAAAGAACTTTTTATCCGTGATAAGCTGACTAAATCAGATGTGCTGAAATTGCTATTTAATAATCCTCAGAATCTGAATCTGAATTTTAAAAATATTGATGGAAATAGAACAGGAAGTGCCTTATATCAGGCATTTAGTAAGATTCTTGAAATATCTGGTCATGAGTCTATTAATTTCAAAAAATCAGCTGACGAAATTGTAGAACAAGTAAAAACGATATTTTCTGCTTTGGGTTGGAATACGGAAGTTTTGTGTTTTGATTCGGAAAAAGAATTGGACAAGCAACCTTACTTTAAACTTTGGCATTTATTGTACTCTTTTGAGGGTGATAGTACGCCGACCGGAGATGGAAATCTGATTCAAAAGATAGCAGATTTATGTGGTTTTGAAAAAGATTATGCTTCAATTTTGGCGAATATAACTTTTCAAGAAGATTATGGTAGTTTGAGTACAAAAACAATTCGTAAGATATTACCTCATCTAAAAGATGGAAATCAGTATGATGTTGCTTGTGAATATGCAGGGTATAAACATTCAAAATCCTCATTAAAGAAAGAAGAAATTAAGAACAAGGTATTGAAAGATAAATTAGAGCTTCTTCCTAAGAATAGTTTGCGTAATCCGGTTGTTGAGAAGATACTGAATCAGATGGTCAATGTGATTAATGCGATTATTACTACTTATGGCAAACCGGATGAAATCCGTATTGAACTGGCTCGCGAATTAAAGAAAAATGCAAAAGAGAGAGAAGAACTGACGAAATCTATTGTGGATACAACAAAAACGCACGAAGGGATAAGAGCTATTCTGCAAAATGATTTCGGAATGTCTCATGTAAGCCGTAATGCAATAATTCGTTATAAATTGTATGAAGAGTTGAAAGATAATGGTTATAAAACCTTGTATTCTAATACCTATATTCCCAAAGAAAAATTGTTCAGTAAGGATTTTGATATTGAGCATATTATTCCACAGGCTCGTTTGTTTGATGATTCTTTCTCTAACAAAACATTGGAAGTGAAAAGTATAAATATTGAGAAAGGAAGTAAAACTGCTTATGATTTTGTGGAGGAGAAATATGGCGAACAAGGTTTGCAGGAATATTTAAATCGTTGCGAGGTACTGTTCAGGGATAAGAAAACTAAACTTAGAAAATTGAAAATGCAGGAGAGTGAAATCCCTGAAGGATTTATTGATAGGGATTTACGGAATACACAGTACATTGCAAAGAAAGCTCTTTCTATGTTGAATGAAATTTGTCGTCGAGTGGTTGCTACTACTGGGGCGATTACTGATGAATTGCGTGAAGATTGGCAACTTGTTGATGTTATGAAAGAATTGAATTGGGAAAAATATAAAGTACTGGGATTAGTCGAATATTTTGAAGATAATGATGGAAGGTTGATAGGTAGGATTAAAGATTGGACTAAGCGTAACGATCACCGCCATCATGCAATGGATGCTTTGACAGTAGCATTTACTAAAGATGTATTTATCCAGTATTTTAATAATAAGAATGCTAGTCTTAAGCCTGATACGAATGAAGCTGCAATAAGAAATAAGTATTTTCAAAATGGAAAGGCTATTCCTCCCATGTCTTTAGATGAATTTCGTGCTGAGGCAAAGAAGCATTTAAATGATACGCTAATCTCTATTAAGACCAAGAATAAGGTAGTTACAATTAATCTCAATAGAACAAAAAAGAAAAATGGAATAAACAAAAAGCAGCAACAAACTCCACGAGGGCAATTGCATTTGGAAACTGTTTACGGTAGTCATAAACAGTATGTGGTTAAAGAGGAGAAAGTGAATGCCTCGTTTGATGCAGCTAAGATAGCCACTGTAAATAAACCTGCTTATAGAGATGCATTATTGAGGCGTTTGCAAGAAAATGGCAATGATTCGAAGAAAGCTTTTACTGGTAAGAATTCATTGGACAAGCAACCTGTTTGGTTAGATGCTAAGCAGAACGAGTGTGTTCCGGAAAAGGTTAAAACAGTAATGCTTGAAACGGTTTATACGGTACGAAAACCTATTGATGAAAAATTGAATGTAGATAAAGTTGTAGATGCGAGAATTCGTAAACTTTTGCAGGATCGCATAAAAGAATACGGTAATGCGAAGAGTGCATTTGCCAATCTGGATGAAAACCCGATATGGCTCAATAAAGAGAAAGGTATAACTATAAAGCGAGTGAGTGTTTCTGGTATCAGTAAAGCGCAATCACTTCATGAAAAGAAGGATAAGGATGGTAATTTTATTTTAGATAAAGACAGTCGGAGGATTCCAGTTGATTTTGTTAATACAGGTAATAATCATCATGTCGCAATTTATCGTAAACCAGTTTTAGACAAAAAGGGACAGGCTGTATTTGATGAAAATGGTGAATTGAAGTTTGAACTTGAAGAGGTTGTAGTTTCTTTCTTTGATGCAGTGACGCGGGTAAATCTTAGTCAACCTATTATTGATAAAGATTATAAGAGAAGTGAAGGTTGGAAGTTTCTTTTTAGTATGAAGCAAAACGAGTATTTTGTGTTCCCAAATGAGAAGACTGGCTTTGACCCTAAAGAAATTGATTTGCTGAATCCTGAGAATTATGCTTTAATAAGTCCAAACTTGTTTAGAGTGCAAAAAATAGCCTCTAAAGATTATGTGTTTAGGCATCATTTAGAAACAGTTGTTGCAGATAGGAAAGAATTGCAGGAGATTACCTGGAAACGAATTTCTTCTCTAAGTATATTGAACAGAATTATTAAAGTCCGAGTCAATCATATTGGTCAAATTGTTATGATAGGGGAATATTGAGATGGAGAATAAATTGAAATTGTTTCAAGGTAAGAGTATTCGTTCCGCCTGGAATGAAGAAGAACAACAATGGTATTTTTCTATTTTAGATGTTGTTCAGGTTTTGACAGATAATGCAATGCTAAGCAATATACAAAGCGAATGTGTTCAAGAGATGAAATGTTGAATTTGAACTGGGGTACAATTTGTACCCCAGTTCAAATGACTGCTGAAGATGGTAAAAGAAGGAAAATCCAAGCGGCAAATATAAAAGGACTTTTTCGTATCATTCAGTTATTCCTTCTCCCAAAGCAGAGCTTTTTAAACTGTGATCAGCCCAGATTGGCTATGATCGTGTACAAGAAATTGAGACCCCAGAATTAGCTCAAGGGTGAATGAAAGAACTTTATGAACAGAAAGGGTGTCTCCTCAGTTACCGTTTGAAGAAGGTGATGAATAATATTCACTAAAATTGAAGTACTATGATTAAGAAAACACTCTATTTTGGAAATCCAATTTATTTATCTTTAAAGAATGCACAGTTAGTAATAAAACTACCGGAAGTAGTGAAAAATGAAACTTTAACGGGAGGATTTAAACAAAAGGCAGAAGTGACAAAACCAATAGAAGATATTGGTGTAGTTGTATTGGATAATAAGCAAATTACGATTACCTCAGGAGTACTGGAAGCTCTACTTGAAAATAATTGCGCTATCATAACCTGCGATAGTAAAAGTATGCCCGTTGGCCTGATGCTTCCTTTGTATGGCAATACAACTCAGAATGAACGTTTTCGTCAACAATTAGGTGCTTCTCTTCCATTGATGAAACAATTGTGGCAACAAACCATTAAGCAAAAGATAGAGAATCAGGCAGCTGTGTTGAAAAAATGTGCAGGGGAAGAAATAAGATGCATGAAAGCATGGGCTGCTGATGTGAAGAGTGGGGATTCTGATAATCTGGAAGCTCGGGCTGCAGCTTACTATTGGAAAAACCTATTTAAAATAGATGGTTTCACGAGAGATAGAGAGGGCATTCCACCTAATAATTTGTTGAATTATGGGTATGCGATATTGCGTGCTGTTGTGGCACGTGGGTTGGTATCGAGTGGACTTTTGCCTACGTTAGGCATTCATCATCATAATCGTTATAATGCGTATTGCTTGGCTGATGATATAATGGAACCTTATCGTCCGTATGTGGATGAACTGGTTTGTGATATTATGAAAAAAGGAGGAGATTATGGGATGTTGACAAAGGAACTGAAAGGACAGCTTTTGACGATTCCGTCGTTAGATGTTATTATTTCAGGTAAGCGTAGTCCGCTAATGATAGCAGTGGGACAAACAACAGCTTCTCTTTATAAATGTTTTAATGGAGAGTTGCGTAAAATAACATATCCGGAAATGTAATGGACCGTTTTAGTGAATATCGCATTATGTGGGTACTGGTGTTATTTGATTTGCCTACTGATACCAAGAAGGATAAGAAGGCGTATGCAGACTTCCGGAAGAACCTGCAGAAGGATGGATTTACTATGTTTCAGTTTTCCATCTACGTACGACATTGTGCCAGCAGTGAAAATGCAGATGTGCACATAAAAAGAGTTAAATCTTTCTTACCGGAGTTTGGACAGGTGGGAATTATATGTATTACGGACAAACAATTTGGTAATATTGAGCTCTTTTATGGGAAAAAAGTTCAAGATGTGAATACACCGGGGCAACAGTTGGAGTTATTCTAAAAGTAAAAATCCCACTTGTTGGTGGGATTTTTAGTGGAAAAACTGTTTGCTTTTTGTGATTCAAATTGATTGTTTAACCATTTGATTATTAGATTATAATGAATAGTCTACTGTTTCCAATGGTTCAAAGATACTAAAATGAAAGCAAATCACAACTATCTGCGTATTCTTTGTATGCTTCATAAAACTGTTTCCAATGGTTCAAAGATACTAAAATGAAAGCAAATCACAACGGCTTTGGATACAGTGAAGGAGGCGTCAATACTGTTTCCAATGGTTCAAAGATACTAAAATGAAAGCAAATCACAACTATAATAGTCCTCGTATTCTGCCACATATTACTGTTTCCAATGGTTCAAAGATACTAAAATGAAAGCAAATCACAACCTCGGGCATTCAGCAGGCTATTGGTTCTGTACTGTTTCCAATGGTTCAAAGATACTAAAATGAAAGCAAATCACAACGTTTCCCGGACGTTTTGTCTATTCTGCGAACTGTTTCCAATGGTTCAAAGATAACAAAACTCGCTCACATACGGATGGATTTCGCAGGAATAATGCAAACTATTGGAATAAAAGGGAGATATGTAGGTTTTACCTATATTCGTCCATTATATGGTTTTGCCCCGTTTTGGAGGAGTTAGGAAAATAAATTGCTACTTATCCGTTGCCTGTTCAAGGTCGAAAACAATATTGGAAAAAGGTCTATGCACTGCCACTGACATCACCGTAAAGAACGCTGTTTCACTCATATTTTGCGAGTACAAAGTTAATGCTTTTTTCGCTAAAGGGAAAAAATACGGGTTCTGAATGTTACGCATGGAGCTTCTTTCCATATTCCGCTATATTCGTCATGCCGTTCATTTGCTCGATATCCGGTAATTTTGCAAACAAAGTAAAAGGTTATGGAACAAGCGAATGTAAAGGTGTCGTTCTACCTCAAAAAGAGCGAGGCGGATGCCGATGGTATGTGTCCTGTAATGGCAAGGCTGAACATCGGCAAGTATTCTGAAGCGGCTTTCAGCCTGAAACTCCGTGTGCCGCAGGCAATATGGAGTTCGGGGCGTGCTTCAGGCAAAAGTGTGAAGGCGAAGGAAATCAACAATCGGCTGGATGAAATCCGTGCGATGGCATTGGGAATCTATGCTGAACTGTCGGTTGTTCGTGACAGTGTGACTGCGGATGATGTCAAAAGTCTGCTGTTGGGTATGGCTGGTGAACAGACAACGTTATTGAGCTACTTCCGCACGTTTATTGAGAACTTCGCGAAGCGCGTGGGTGTAAACCGGACCGAAGGCAGTTTGAGAAGCTATCGGAACGCCTACAACCATGTGGAAAGGTTCATGCGGGAAAAGTACAACTTGTCGGATATCCCGTTTTCGGCATTGACCCTCTCCTTCATACAGGATTACGATTCGCACCTTCGGACAGATTGTCGCCTCTCTCCGGGAACGATTATCAACCTGACCGTGCAGTTGAAAATCATCGTTGGTGAAGCCGTAGCGGACGGCATCATCACCACCTACCCGTTTACCGGCTATGAACCCGTGCGCCCGAAACAGAAACGGAGGTATCTCACATCCGAGGAACTGCAACGGCTTATGACCATGCCTCTTCACAGACCGAACCTTTATCTCACACGGGATTTGTTCCTCTTCTCATGCTACACCGGCATCCCGTACAGTGATATGCGGCTTCTGTCGAAAGAGCATCTGTCACTTGCCGATGACGGCACATGGTGGATCAGAAGCTCGCGCCGGAAAACCGGAGTCGAGTTTGAAATCCCCCTGCTGGACCTGCCGTTACATATCATGGAGAAATACAGGGACACAGCGCCGGACGGGAAACTGCTACCCATGTATTCCAACAGCACGATGAACCTTAACTTAAAACGTATCGCAAAACTCTGTGACATAGACTGTCCGCTGGTTTTTCATGCCGGCCGCCATACCTATGCGACCGAAATCACGCTCGGACATGGGGTTCCGCTTGAAACGGTCAGCAAGATGTTGGGACACGCCCGGATTGAGACGACCCAAATCTATGCCAAAGTGACTGACGACAAGATAAATGCCGACACCCGTGTGCTGAACGAGAGGATAGCGGAACGCTTCTCCGTGGTTATTTGACAAACGACTAAAACGCAATAAGATGAAAAAGAAAAGTGAACATGCAGACAAAACCATCAGACATCGCAGTACATTCGCGATACTGTTTTATATCAACCGCACCAAAATGCGCAAGGACGGAACCTGTCAATTATTGTGCAAGGTAAGCATTGATGCCGAATGGGAACAGATTGGCACGAAGGTATCCGTCAATCCCGACATCTGGAATCCGGAAAAAGGCCTTGCCAACGGACGCAGTGCGAATGCGGTGACAGTGAACCGTGCCATAGACGAATTGACGGAGGAGATTACCGGACATTACAACCGGATTAAGAACAGCCTGGGATTCATCACGGCGGAACTGGTGAAGAACGCCGTAATGGGTGTCGGGCTGAAACCGCTTACCCTGCTGGCTCTCTTCCGGGAACATAACGAAGATTTCAGAAGACGTGTTGGGCTGGACCGCATCAAGGAAACGCTTGATTCTTACTTGAGATCGTACAAGCACCTTTCCGCTTTCATCAAGGATAAGAAAGGCGTGGAAGATGTCACGCTACGTAGCCTTGACAAGAATTTCTATGATGATTTTGAACTGTTCCTTTGCAAGGACTGCCACATGATGCCCAAGACCGTGCATGAGCATCTGTACCGCCTGAAAAAGATGACCAAACTGGCAGTCAGCCAGGGAACGCTCCGCCGTGACCCGTACTGCCGTCTCCACCCTGCGTTGCCACGACGGAAGAGCCGCCACATGAAGCTGGAAGACCTCAAGAAACTTATGGAGACTCCCGTGGAGAAACCTCAACTGCAATTCGTGAGGGACATGTTCCTGTTTTCGACCTTTACCGGACTGGCTTACGCGGACTTGAAAAGGTTGAAGACAAGTGACATCACACAGTCCGAAGACGGCGCATGGTGGATTCACATACGCCGTCAAAAGACAGACACGCTTTCATCCGTCCGCCTGTTGGATATTCCCTTACGAATCATTGAAAAATACCGGAACCAGCGACAAGGGGATAATGTGTTCAATGTTTACCGCCGCGGCTATTTTATCCTGCTGACGCGGGAACTGGGAAAGGTGTACGGTTTCGATTTGACCTTCCACCAGGCCCGGCATAATTTCGGAACCCATGTCACACTCTCACTCGGAGTCCCGATAGAGACGGTTAGCCGCATGATGGGACACATGTCGATTTCTACAACGCAACTTTACGCGCAGGTGACGGACAAGAAAGTGGACGAGGACATGAAGGCTTTGAAAGCAAGCGGTTTCAGCAGCACGACTGAACTTTGCGAGGAGGATTTCACCGCTCGGAAAGGCAGAAAAAGGCCCCCCCGCGCTATCTGAAAATCAAGAACGGAGAAACGCATGTCCCTATGAACGGGCCGTTTCTCCGTTTTGTCATGTCACACCCACCGCATATCTTCCTTGCACCGCTTGTAGGAATCTTCCAATATTTTAAGGATGTCCGATTCCTTGTAGAGAGCCTTGCCCTGTACCAGATAGTAAGGGACAACACCAAGTGTGCGGTATTCCTGCAATGTCCGTCTGCTGACCCTCAGAATTTTGGATAGTTCCTCGTCCGTCAGGAAACGTTCGCCGTGGAATACGGATTTAGGGGTGTCCTCCATCGCTGCGATTAACCGCTCCATATTGTCAAGTCCCTGAAACAGGACATCGACACGCGGGTCTTTCCGTTCTAAAAAATGATAGCTCATAGTTCTCGTTTTAAGTGGTAGTAATTCGATTCCAATAGTTTGTGTACGTCTTCGGTTTTGAAGAAAATCTTGTGCTTGATGCGTGAGTAAGGCAGGATACCCTTGTCACGGTACACCTGAAGCGTCTTTTTGGATATGCGCAATATCTCGCACACCTCCTGGTTGTCAAGCCACTTTTTTAAGCCGAGGTCTTCCACCGGACGGCACATACCCATTACCTTTTCCTCCAGTTTGCCGAAACGTACCCGAAGTTCATCGAACGTCTGTTTGTCGATACATACTATTTCCATACCAGTCATTTTTTGAGTTGAACATCCATCCGATTTTTCAGTTTTGGGGGCAACACCTTCCCTTTTTGGTTGAGGAACGCTTCCACTTCGGAGGCCTTGTAGTAAGTCCGTCCGTCAATCATGTAATAGGTGACATACTTCTTCTGGCGGTAACGTGCCAGCGTGCGTTTGGTGATACCGAGCAATTGGCAAAGGTCATAGTTATCCAGAAGTGTGTCGCCTTCCAGACACTCTTTCAACTTGTTCATCCGCTCCAGGGTACGGTCGATCCTATCAAACCGTTCCATGATTTGCATGAGCATTATTTGGACACTTTCGCTGTTTATCTGTAGCATAATGCATTCTGTCTTTAGTGTAAATAATAGTTTTGCTTACACCTTGTCGCGCAACAGGTTATACTACATATAGGGCTAATGGCGTACCAATGACCATGTATTTCACTGAATGGCATTGGCATTCCATTGAAATACAGCGGAATAAAAATTTTTAGTATGAAAAGTGGAGATGAAAATGTTCTTGCAAAATGCAAGTTTTTTCGCAAAATGCAAGTTACATCTTGCAAGATTTGCGGTAGATCAGACGGCAGATGCCGTTGGAAAAAGAGGTGGTTTTATGCAGTTCCCAATGTTGTGGTCGGAATGTATTCAACACGGGAATCCCTTGTCCGGCAGAAAACGGCAGCTGGTAAACCACAAGTTCATCAACAAGATCATAGAGGAAAAGCCCGCGAAGCAGCTCCACCGATTCCGGTTCTATGATTTCAGCAAGGTAAATGAATGAATCGTCCCTGTTGTCTTTCTCGCAAAGCAAATCAAGGATGGAATGGGGCAATATAAGGGCCGAGCAGCGTTCACGCCAAAAGGGGAAACCCCGCCTGTCGTTTCTTACCCAGGACACAAGTGCTCCGGCCGGTTCCGGAAGGAAACCGTCCAATGTTATTGCCGTCACAACTTGAATCCTTGCCATAGCTTTAATTCTTTTTCAACCGGAAACTGTAAAAAAGAAGCGTGCAATCCACGCTATTTCTAATGGAGGCTCTGGAATGCCCTTAACAGGAATAGGTGAATGCACGCTATGCCAAGGCATAGCATAAGCAATCACGCAATAGTTCCTGTTAATGTTCATTTTCCAGATTCCCATTAGGACGCTTGCGGTCTTATGTCTATATATAAACGGCAACTGCCCATTAGACAGCACGCCGCATTTTTCGCTATTTAAATGCAAAAGTACACATATTCAGTGACATTTGCACTATTTTTAGTCGTCAAATTCATTTCAGCCCGTATTTCTTCATCTTCCTGTACAGTGTTGCCGGGTTGATGTTCAGCATTCCAGCCGCTTGTTCCCGGTGACCGTTGCAGGCTTTGAGAGCCCTGATAATGCTTTCTTTCTCAAATGCTTCACCTTTCAGAGGCAGGATTGCAAGTGTGTCTGTTTCTTCATTTCTACATACACAGACAGTTATTTCCAATCCATCCACGTCAAGCATCGGAGACTCAGAGACCAGTACGGCACGCTTGACACGGTTTCGGAGTTCACGCACGTTGCCCGGCCACCGGTAGGCAAGCATCCTCTGTTTGGTCTCTTCGGTAAATCCTTGCGTAGTCCTTTTCAGTTCTTTCGAGAAACGTTCACGGAAAAACTCCGCCAACGGAATGATATCTTCCGGGCATTCCTCCAGGGAGGGCTGCCGGATCTCAAACTCGTTCAGACGATGGTAAAGGTCTTCCCTGAACCGTCCCTCCTTGATGGCCTGTTCCATATTCTCGTTTGTCGCGGAAATGACCCTGACATCCGAAATCCGTTCCCTGCCGCTTCCTATCGGGGTATATACATTCTCCTGCAATACTCGTAACAGCATGGATTGGATTTCATGCGGCATCGTGCCTATCTCGTCAAGGAACAGTGTGCCGCCTTTCGCCAGGTCAAAATATCCGGTCTTTGCCGTGTCCGCCCCGGTGAACGCGCCTTTCTCATGCCCGAAGAACAGCGAGGCTGCCAGCTCACGGGGTAACGCGCCGCAGTTTACGGCGACAAAAGGCTTGCCGTATCGTTCGCTATTGTCATGGATGGTCTGCGCCACCGACTCCTTGCCGGTCCCGTTGGCCCCGAGTATCATCACGGACATATCGGACGGGGCGACCAGTCTGGCGAATTTCTCCACTTTCAGGATCATGGGACTTATACGGCGGAACAACTGCCGTTCCTGCTTTCTCACGGTGGCTACCGGGTGGAACACATCTTCCGCCAGTTCCAACAGATGTTCCCGGTGTACCGGTTTGGGCAGGTAGTCCCTGGCTCCCAGTTTGATGGTACGCACAACGTCCGGGACGGAAACGAATTCGGTCGTTATGATGAACGGGATGTCTTTCTTCTCCTTGCGCAACCATTCCAACAGGGAAATGCCGTCGCCTTCCGGCAACCGCACGTCCGACAATATAAGGTCGAACTGCGTTTTGCGTATCAACGAGCGGGCTATCGGCTCGCTCATGGCTGTCACAGCGTCATAACCGGCCCGGGAAAGCCAGTCTTTCTGTATTTGCGACAGCCCCACGTTGTCTTCAACTATCAGTATCTTCCGTTTCATTTGTCAGTCTTTTTATCTCGGCTTCCGCCGCCTTGATGAGCATGGCGGTGCTGTCTATTATCTGCCGGGTATATTCTTTTAACTCTTTGTCGCTTGTTTTACTGTCTTTCAACAAAGCACGGTAAGCCAGCAGGGGCTCTTCCATCCGTAGGAACTCCCACATCGGTTGCATACGGTGGGTGATTTCACGCAACTTATGCCTGTCGCCGTTTTTCATGG